TCCTGATGGAAAGTGGTGGTGACATGTCGATCACCAACTCGAACTCCAACTTCGGCAACACATCTCTACATGCTATTGGTCACAAAGGATTCTCCTTTAACAGTGACAAAGGTGGTTACATTGACGCGATCATTCCACCTAAGATTATTGAGACCACTGATCAGAAGATCAACTACTATCCTTTCAACGTACCTGCATCTCAGACTGGTGTTGAGGGTGTACAACAACTTCCTATCTCTGGTGTAAGAACAAGAAACGATAGCAGAATCTATCTTGATTCTCAGGATGATGCACTTAATCCTGCAAAGCGTCCTGCTGTTTCTATCGAGGGATACAGACTTGGTGCTAGACAGAATGAAAAGATCTACACCACACTTGAGACAGCATATCAGGGTGATGATGGTGAATATGAAGCAGAACTAGCAATCTCTGGATACAAGAAGTATATTGCTAAACCTTCTATTCTAAGTCCATCTTCTACTCCTAATACAGATCCAAACTTCCATCTGAAGCAGGATGCTGCTAACATGATTACCTCTAACAAGGTATTCATTCAGGAAGAAGTATTTGGATATGTTCTTGAGAAGTACCCAGCACTTCAAAATATTTCTTATGTTAACCCTGGTCTAGATCCTGCTGCTAATCGTTACTATGATGCTCGCAATCTAATTCTATCTAACCGTAGTCAGATTGTTAATGATGCATACGATTCGATGTATGCTGCATTTGGTCCTGCTGGTGAGAATAATGCTACATTTATCGCTGGCAATAATGAAACTGCACGTAAGAATGAAATTGGAGAGATTGTTGATGCTATTGCGGAAGACCTAAGAGATGGTGGAAACGCAAATATTATTGAGATAACAAGAACTTACTTTAACGCAGATGGAACACCTCTTGCTAGTAGTGTTGGTCAAGAAGAGTTTGTAGAATTCGCATTTAATAGAGCTCGTGAACTATGTAAGCAAGCAATTGCAAACCTCTTGCTAATCACAGATAATACTATTACTGTTGATCCAGCAAATGCTGTAGATCCTGCAAGCAGAAATAAGGATGCTCGTAATCTGATTCTCGCTAATAAGAGCGATATGATCAGTGCTTCTATCTCAGCAATTCAAGCATATAACCCATCATTTGTATTCCCTGGTGGTAGTACGACAAAGTGTGAGCGTGACCTTGGATTGATTGTTGACGCTGTTGCACAAGATCTCTGGTTCGGTGGTAACGAGTATACTATTGCATATGTCAAAGAATATTTTGATGGTAATAACTTACTCTCCAATGGAGTTCAGGGTGAAGTACCTGAGACTATTATTGGATTGAACAAACTGCAGGATCAGATGAACCTTGCAGTTAACAATCAACTTACAAACACTGATAACACCATTACTCTAGACAATACTGGTGATCCTGCTATTGTTTCTGATAGTGCTGCTGATGCCTTCAACTTAATCACCGCAAACAAAAAGTTCATTGCTAAGGAAGCATATGAGCGTATGAAGGTTGCTTATCCTGCATACACACCATCTACAGGTAACACTGAGCAAGACTGCTTAGATGATGTCTATGATGTAATTGATGAGATCCTTTACAACGTTAAGTTTGGTGGTAACCATAAGGCATTTGATGCTGCTAATGTATATGTCACTAATGTATTCAATGGTGTAGCAGTTCAGACATTCATTGATGCTGAGCGTGATGAAGCAGCAAGAGTATTCACTGAGGCACTAGACATTGCCATTGATGTGATGCGTAACACTGCTGTTACTCCAACTAACTGGATTCCAAGTGGTGAAGAGTTACAGTCAACTGATCTAACGATCATCATTGATCCTAATAATCCAACATGTGCTAGTGTTGAGGCATCACTTAATACACTGTTTGGTCTTGTTGTCCAAGCAATTGGTACTGATGCTGGTGTTGGTAACCTCAATGGCATTACTAGAACTGTTCCTGCACAACCAACCACATACGTTGAGGGTAATTGTTCTGATGTTCTTGGTAACATCGATGCTCTAATTGGTCTATTCATTGATAGTCTTTATGCTGGCAATCTAAATGATCTACCTGCTGTAAATAATGGTTTGTGGGATTGTGCAAACGTAAGAGCATCTATTGATAATCTAACTGATATTCTTACTGATGCAATTACTGCTGGATCTTTAACTCAGTTGCCACCAGTAAATGAAGGAGACTTCATCACTAACGCACAAGCATCTAAGTGTTATCGTGACGTTGGATATATTGTTGATGCTGTTGTTAACGACCTCAAGTTTGGTGGTAACATCAACTCTGTACAAGCAGGTGAAGCATATTACGTTGGCAATAACCTAACATATATCGACGGCGAGAAGAATGAAACTCTTGACGCTTGGGGTTATGTTAAGACGCTAGCAATTTCTGCAATGCGTCAACATACCACCCAGATTAACGGATGTAATATCACATCTGGATCTGCAGTTGTCAATGTTGGTAGTAACGTTGGTCTATCCATTGGCATGAAGGTTGAAGAGTATACACCTTCAGATTTCTTACAGAATAATGTTGCAAACGGTCAACTTAATTCTGGTGCAACTCCAATCACTACTAATATTCCAGCTGGAACTTATATTAAGCAACTCATTAGCACTGATAGAATTGAGTTGGGAATTGAGAACAGCAGACTAACAAGTGGTCAAGTTCAAAACGCACAAGGATCTAATACCAATGCATCTCTCTACTTCACACTAGAGAAAGGACAATGGGCAGATACTGACCCATCAGTTGACTATAGCATTGCTACCACTGGTGCTGGTTATCCTGAGTGTGCAGGTGTTGCATCTGCTATTGATACACTGGTAGACAATATCATCTTCATTATTAATAACGGTCTAAATTCTGTACAAAGACAGGAACCAACTGTTACACCTTCTGACTTCTCTTCTCGTTCTACTCTATGGACAGTTGATGTCACTGGTCTTGGATCTGGTGATCCTCACCAATTTGAAACTGGAACACCTGTAAGACTTGTTCCACGTCCAAGATGGGACAATGACGCATCCAAGTATGTTGAAGTTGATAAGCGTTTGGTAAGACTACCTAACGGATTTGAAACAAATAGAACATACTTCGTTATCGCTCCTGGTAGAGTAACGCAACCATTTAACTTCGCTGGTGCAACTGAGTTTAGTGGTAATACCTCTAACAATAAGTTGATGCTTGCTGAAAGCAAAGAGAACGCAGCAGCAGGTATCTACATCTTCTCATCTGAAGCAGATTCTATTGATCCAGATGTAGAAATTGATATCCTACAGTTTACTCTTGATGAGAAGTATGATCTCCACACTTATAAGTGTACACTAGATCCAAACGTTAACGGTGGTATCAAGACTAATATTGGTCACATCTTTGACGTTCCTTACTCCAACGTAACTCCACAAAGAGTATTCTTCAGAGCAGCAGAAGGTTCTACCCTGCCACTGTTGTCTTCAACTTATAACAGTGACAACGCTACTCAAAATGGTGGTGATTCTACTGCTGGCGTTGCTGACTCTGCTGGTAGATTGAACCCAGAGTTTGAATTCTATGTAAGATACGTTTATAATCCTGTCTTCCCCAATAAAGTTCTATGTGTTTATAAGACACATGCAGATGCTATTGCTGACGTTAATAGAATTAACTTTAGCACCACAACTGCACCAGAGTTTATCCTTTATGGTAGCAAAAAGAATGCTCCAATTGCATTCGACCCAAGAGGAACTGCATATTCTAACAGCACAACTGGTAGATGGTACATCAAAGTCAAGGATACCTCTAGCACTTCTAATGCACTATCGGTACAGCAAGAAAGCATCCTCTGGAGATTCCAAGAGTCTGACTTCCTTACCTCACCACCTCCAAAGACTGATGACTCGTTCTACTTCCGTCAAATTGACGCAAGAGATCCTAAGGACAGAATCTATCGTGTTCGTTATACTATTCCTAAGTATCTTGAGGGAGTCAGAGATCCTATCAACGGATTTGTTCTTAAGACAAGAACTGACGGTCTCCGTAAACTAAGACCACAGAAGATCTTACTAAAACCAGCTCCTGGTACAACTAAGACCGATGCATTCTTCGAGAATACTAACAACTCACCAGAAAGAATCGGTTGGACTAACCAACAAATTATCAATGCAATTGGTGATGATTCAAATGCATACGATCCATACAGACTAGATCTTTCTGGTCAGGGTATTGATTATGCTAAGCGCATCGTTACTCAGCAAGGTAAAGTACAATTTACCATTCAGTCTGGTAAGTTAGTTGACATCGAAGGTCAGGAATATCTAGAATTGGTTGTCTTTGACTTCCAACCTGATCCTGATATTGCTGCAATCAGCAATGAGGTCTTCAGAACTGTTAAGATTGGTGCTCCTCAGGGTGGACTATTCAATACAGATTCAACGCAGAAGACAACAAACAATGCTGTAACCTGGGCAGGTAATAGTTCTGGTGCTGGTTGGGTACAAGCATACTTTAATGTTGGATCTGATCACTACTTGATTCTTAAGGGTGACAACATTGATGGTAACTTAACATACAGTGCATTTACTAACACTAGAATTACTCAGGGTAACGTATACGCTGATCTTCTAGATGATCCAGATATGGGCAAATCCCTACCTCTGAAGACTCTAATTGAAAAAAATTATCCTGAGTATTATTACCGCCAAAACCGCGCACCTGTTTATCAGTTAACGCCTGGTGATACTATCAGAGAAGATGGATCAGATAACCTCTACTACATTGATACTGTTGAAGATCTAGGTGAGATCGAAGATACATTCTATATCTTTGATATTGATGAACTACAGCGTCGTATTTCTGGTCAGCAAGATGGTGTTTACTATCTAACTCTCCTCCGTGGTAATATCTCTCCATTCCCACAAGGTGCTGGTAACCAGGGTAACTTCCGTAACTTCAAGTTCTCTCAACCAATTTCCTTCTTGTATCCACAAAACTACAAGAATGACCCATTCTGGTTTAAGTACAATGGTACTACCGCAAACGAACTAGCATATGCTAATACGTTTATTGATCCACCATCAACATCTTGTGCTGCTGACAACTACATCCATGGTTTAGTTACCACGAACGACTCTAAGTCTTCGGTATCTAGAGAGATGATTGCTGACCTCACTGAGACTCCAGCATTCTTCGGTAACACATATACTGGTGATAATGCAGTCAAGGCACAAGAAGGTAACGCATCTGCTGGTGCTGAAGATAGAATCATTCCTCTATCTGGTGATAACAGAGTTGCTACACAGCAGAAGTTCTACGTTGAACTTCGCAGACCATCTATCGCTCGTGCTGGTAACCACACGTTTGAATATCTTGGTTTCGGTCCTGGTAACTACTCCACTGGTCTACCTGCTAGACAGGAGATTGTCCTTACCGACACTCAAGACTTCTACGCACAGTCTAAGAAGCAAGATGCTGGTATTGTCTTCTACACTGGTATTAACTCTAACGGTGAACTATACATTGGTAACCGTAAGATTAACGCTATTACTGGTGAGGAAGAGTTCCTAGAGAAGGCAGCATTGCTAGATTCTGATGATGATGAGGATGATATCGGTTCACTCGTCACCACCTTTGATGTTCCAGTTACATTCAACCAGAACATCACAGTTAACGGTGGTGATGGTGAAAAGGTCAGTGCATTCAACTCACCTGTTCTTATCAATGTTGACAACGCTGATCTAACCCTACAGGATGCTCCAATTGTAATCAGATCTCGTGTTAACAACCAAGATCCTGATGGATCTTATAATGATCCTCTGCTTGATAGAAGCAACTACAATCCTCGTGATTCAGGTGACATCTTCCTTGGTAAGAACTATGTAAGATCTGCTGTATTCCAGTTCAATCCACGCAGAAATGGTCAGAACTATAAGTTCCAGACACATACTGTTGGCACAACTCCAAGCAACATTGCACCTAACCAGTCTGGTGTTTATGGTACTCCTGGTGGCACTGCTATCGATGCAACCCAGCGTGTATTCTATGGTGTTGGTGTAAACGGTGTTCTACCTGAGGGCGGAGACATTCTATTCAAGGGTGATTCCGTACAACGTTCTGGTTCACTTGGATGGATCTTCTCCAACTACTACGTTGCTGTCCAAGACACCAACATCAACTCACTGCAGTTTGGTGGATTGTATGTCAAGATTAACTGGGCAAATGTAAACGGAGTACAGCAAACCAACCAGTTGTTAGGTGTTAACGAGACTTCTAGCATCAGAATTGCTAACTTCTTCCCAACACCACTACTAGACGGAACATTTGCAATTGTTTCTCCTTCTGGAGATCCTTTCCTACTCTCAAACTCCTACTGCCACATTCAACTGTCTTCTACTCTTGCAAGCATTGTTTACAATGATGCACAGAATACACAGCAGACAGTATCTAACCCAGCATGGTCAGTTCTAACTGATCCTGCAGTTCTTGGAAACAATAATGTTTCTGTTGCTCCTACAATGGAGTTCTCCAATGCAACTTGGAAAGAACTTGGAATCCTTGGTGCTGAGACATTCAGAACTGCTACTGAAGTCATTGGTGATTACAAGTTGGGTATCAACACTGTTGCTCGTTCTGCACATTCTGCATACGAAACAGCATTTGTTGATGCAGCAACTGATCCTCGTGCAAACCTTGACGTTGTTGGTACAACATTCATCAGTGGTAAGACAATTGGTGATTACTTAGATCATGCAGCATTTGCTAATAGAACTGAGACCGCACAAGATAATGCACTTCTAGTTGGTGGTAACAGTGCATCACCTGGCAATGAAGCAACGTTCAGAGTCTCCACCACTAACGGCGGTAGAGTTGGTATTAACGTAACCAATCTACAATTAAATGGCAGTGCTAACAATGGATTGTTTAATCAAGCACTTGCTGTTGATGGTAATGGATTTATCAGTGGAGATCTTCGTGTTGAGACTGACCTAGCGGTCAATGGTGGTGATCTCACTACCACTCAAACCACATTTAACCTCCTAGAGGCAACGGTTACCACACTGAACTTTGCTAACGATGCAACTACAGTCAATGCATTTAACGATGCAACTGGTACTCAGGCAATCAATGTTGGTGGTAGCACTAATAACCAGACTCTAAACATTGGCGTTGCTGCTAATACAAGCAGACTCAACATCCACACCACATCTTGGGATTCTGAAATCAACATTGGTACTGTTCCTAACACTACCAACACTTACAGATCTCTAATCAATATTGGTGGTGCATTTGCTAACGCTGCAGAGTCTAGACTAACTGTTGAGAACTTCCAGACTATCTTGAAGTCCTCCATCCTTGAAATTAACAATGGTCTAACTTCTACAACTGGTAACGAAAACGCATTAGTAGAACTACAATCTAACGCAAGAAAGATTGATTTGTTTACCAGAAATGGTGCTGGTGCTGAAATTAATGCATTCACGAAAGCAGTTGCACTAAGCATCGGTGCTATCGCTGGTCAAACTCAGATCAACAACGCACTACGTGTTCTTGGTGATACTACACTAGAGGGTGATGTTACACAGAATGGTGGTAACAACAATGGTGCTGTACAGGTAGCAAGAGGTGTTCTTGGAACTACCGCAATCGAGCACAACATTGGTGATCTTAACAGTCTCAACGTTGACTTCTATTCATACGTTGCAAACTTTACTGGATCACTGAGATTTACTACCGCTGCTGTTTCTAACAATACTCTGGTAGTTGACAATGTACTTGGACCAGCAAACTACCTCGTAGAAGGTAACGTTGTAAGATTTACTGATGTAACTGGACTCTCTGGAGTTACAGTTGGAACTCTATACTTTGCTTACAATGTTTCTGGTCAGACTTTCCAGTTGGTAAACTCTGCAACCAGCACAACACCAGTTACAATTACTGGAACTCCAACCGATGCTCGTGTAACTCTAGATGGAACAAAGGTTGACGCTTCTGGTCAGGGTGGCACTGGAACATCTATCACATCATCTACAACTCTATTACCATTAAACAACGTTGACGGACTAACCGTTGGTGATCTTCTACTCATTGATAATGAAATCATCCGTGTTGCAAATCCACCAAGTGTTGCAAACAGAACCGTAGTTGTTGAGCGTGGTATTGATTGTACCACTGCTGCAACACACGCTGACAATGCATTTGTTGCAAAACTAATCTTCACTCAGGATGCAACATTCATTCGTGAAGGAGACCAGGGACCATCTGATATTACACTGGCAGCATCTGCTACTCAGATTGAACTTGGTGAGTTTGGTGGTACATTCAAACCAAATGATTACCTAAGACTATCTGCTGGTACTACTTGCCCATCTGGCGAATTTGTTAGAATTACTGCAATTCTCAATGCAGCACCTGAGAGATTTAGAATTAATGATGGCGCTAACAACGATAGATTTAATGTTGACAGTGTAACTGGTAACGTTACTAGCACACTAGTTGCTCCTCAATCTGGTTCTGGAACAGAAGATTTCCAGATTCAACTAACGACCTCTAGCAACAGATTTGTCATCGAGCGTGACACAACTGGTAATGAGAGACTGACCATCGATCGTGATGGTAAGATCAATCTAATTGGTGATGGAACTGCTGCTAACCCAGCAGCAACTATCCGCTCTGATGGTAGTGCTGCATTTACTGGTAATGTTTGGGTAACAAATACTCATGCAGAAGATACTTCACTAAACAACGGTAGATTGAGACTTGTTCAATCTTCTGGTGATCTTGATGTTGCTGGTGGTATTGATCTCGATGGTGAGTTTAGAATCTATAGTGGTTCTACTGGAATTAACTTCACTGGAACTCCTGTATTTGCTGTCGGTACAAATGGTGCAACGACCATTAATAACGATCTAACCATTAACAATGGTGGAATAAATATTGGTGGCATCGACAACTATATTACTCAGACTGGTGCAAGAAAGTGGTTGATTATTGATACTCCATCAAATACTGATTCTTCTGCTCCAACACTTGCAGCAAACACCAGTTACTTCATCAAACCAGCTGGAACTGGAGTAGTTCTAGTTCTTAAGTTGCCCTCAGGTGCAGCTAGCGGTGATTTGATTAGATTAGTTGACATTGCAGGTAATCTATCTTACAATTGTCAATTAATTGTTCGTGCTCCATCTGGTGTTAACATCATGGGAGACGCAACAGGAACTAATCTTGGTGGTCTTGGATCTGCACATACTGGTGGTGAATTGATTGTTAACACACCTAATGTTGGACTTGGACTAGTATATGTTGGATCAACAGATGCCGCAGGTGTAAGTATTGGTTCTTCCGACCAAGGATGGAGACTCGTAGAGGTATAATAGATGGCAGTTAATTATAATTTTCTAAAGTCATTAAAGGGGACAGCGATTGGCACGATTGTCCCCTGGACTGGGGATCTTACTGCTATCCCAGGTGGATGGGTCCAATGTAATGGACAAGAATTACAAGTTACCGATTACCCCTATCTTTATGAGGTAATCGGTAATAAGTATGGTGGAACGTTAAATGTAAATTTTAGATTACCTAACATTCAAGGTAAATCAATTACAGATTATCACACTTCACATGATGCTGGAAGTTCATATGGTCAAAGTTGGGATATTCCAGATGCGTTTGAAAATCTTGTTAATGATAACAATGATGGTGCTAATGAGGTAAACTTATCTAGAACATCTCAGATTGATTTGTTTGCATTCTTCAATAATAATGTAAATGACATGCTTGGATTCATTGAAGATATTAATTTGAATGATCCTATTTTATTTGATGGTCTATCAACTGCTGGTAGAGCAATGGGAGACCACCATTATCCTAGTCATAGTCATGGTGGATCATTTGACGTTGTTTCTGGACCTAATCAGTGGGCAGAGGCTTGCCAAAATAATGGTAATGCTAACTGTATCCTCTTCTGCCCTGATGATTGTGGATCTCCTCAACATAACAGAATGGAAGCAAATAACCCTGTTGATGAAAGACAGAGAATTGGTGTTTTTGATGGAAACCCAGTTTCTGGATCATATATTACTAGAAGTGGTAACTACAGTAATCCAAAAGGTTGGGCAGAAAGAAGAAATCCTGGACAAAATCAATCAACAAATTATAACTATGTTGATTCTGGTAGTATGGATACAGTATCAGATATTTCTGGCAACTGGTCTTTTGCTGCTGTTGATACTCAATCTCCTTATGCTAACTTTGTCAATGCTGGTCAGGACAATATGGACGCACACAGACACCCAGCAATGTTCTATTCAATTACAAAGGGTAGCATGAATTTGCCAGCAACTTTGGTTGTAAATAATGTAGGAAGAGGCACAATGGCTCCATTAAATGAATCTAATGAGGAGATTGCGACTATTCGTGCCAACATGCAGACTCCACAATTAAGTATTCTTCATATCATTAGGGCATACTAAGATGGCAGTTAATTACGCATTCGAGAGAGGAAAGTACGGAGTTTTTCCTGGAACTATTATTGCTTTTTGTAGAACTCTAAATGGAGATGATCCGAACGATACGGATTTTAGACAGAGAATTCCTGCTGGATTTTTGAGATGTGATGGATCTATTTTGAATGGAGTAGATTATCCAAATTTAAAAGATATTCTTGGTGTTGGTGCTAATTCAAAGTTTAGAAAAAGTGATGCCGAGTTAGAAGAAGATGTAGCGTTAAATGCTTCTGGTGGGCAGTTCCAACTTCCAGATTTAGGATCTAAATTTATTCAGGCAAACTCTTCTTCTGGTGTATATACAGGTGATACAATTGTTTCTCCTAATGATGTTATTACACCAAAAGTTGGTATTGGAACTGAGATCAATTTAAATCTTGGTAATGAAATTAATATTTCATATTCTGGTGCATTTTCTGTTCCTAATGTTAGTATTGATTTTCTTTCCAACCAAAACTTTGGTACTAACCTTGGTGTTGTAACTGACGAGATTAATGTTAATGATTCTAGTTATTTGATGCACGGTCACTATAGTAACCTTGCTGTTTATGCATATGAAAATCCTGGTGAAAACTATTCGACCAATATGTCAATTGGTTCTGCTGACCCATCACCATCTCTTGGAGATATTAATAGTGTCGCAATTGTTGGTCAGGTGTCAGAAGTTACTGGTGAGACTGAGAATGCAACCCATCTTCATACTTTAAGTAGAACATTTCCCGTGAGAAGTACAAGTTCTCAGGTAAATTCATTTACTGCAGATGGATTTAATGTAGTTACTACTGTAACTCTTGCAGAGAAGAATACATTTAAGATGGACGATCTTGTCCCAGCATATATTTTAGTAGAGTATTTAATTAAATTCTAGAACGATGCCAGCAAATTATTCTAAAATTCAATCAAGATCTGGTGTCAGTATTGGCACAATTGTCAGTGTACCAAAGTCTAAGAATTGGTCTACTTCTAGCAACCCCACAACAGAGGGAAATAATTGGGAGATTGGTGATAACTTCCCAGGATGGTTGCCATGTGACGGTAGAGCTGTAAGTAAGACTGATTATAGAGCATTATATGAAGTCATTGGTGGCACATATGGTGAGACCACTAATGATTTCCGCCTTCCTGATTACAGATCAAGAAAGTTAATGGGAACTGGAGCTGTTGATGGTAACACCCCAGGTGGATTATCTTTAACACCAACTGAAGGACCTGGAATTAGCAGCACTAGTGCATCACCTAATGAAGCAGGATCTGAAGGTGGTGTATATGTTGTCGAGACTGTGAGACAGTTACCTTCACTTTCGGAAATTACACCATCAACACCATCCAGTCCACCAACTATTGGTGGTGGTGCTACTGATACATTTAACATCAGTTCATTTAATACAAATGGATTTAGTCAGGTTACTACTATTGTAAACTCTAGTATTTCTGGTAATGTTAGTTGGAGTGCTGGACCTGTTGGTACATTCTCCACACCAGCAGCACCACCACACTATCATGAATTGAGATATGCTCAGCAGGGTGGAACTAAAGCAAGAGAAGGTAACCCTTACGCTGGACCTAAGGACGTGGGTTTTATGGGAGAAACTCAGGGTGGCGTGTTAACATATGATAGATTTGGTAGTGCATTGAGAACACATGCTCACTACATTAACTGGGGATATAGTACAGAATATGCTACTTATGGTAATGATAATAACTACGGTAGTTCTGGACTTGTAAATATTCAAGACCCTGGTGGTTCATTCTCTACTAAATTTGGAACGTCTTTTGGTAACGATAATAATAGAGGAACTGTCATTAATAAAACAGTAAATGTTGTTAACGACCTTGGTGTTTTCTTCAATATTGGAAACTTTACACTATCTGATGCTGCAAAAGCAGACTTTGATGCTGCACTTGGAGTAAGATTGCAAGCAGCAGAACAAATGCCAATCATGCAACCTTATTTTAGACTTAAGTACATTATCAAAGCGTACTAAATATGGTATAATATTAATCTGGAATGTGATTGAATTATGACACTTAGAGCAACAGCACCTGTTGTCCCCATCAGACCACCTGAATTGATGGAAGGAGAATATGACCAGTTTATTGGAGTTTATGAAGGTCACGTACCCAAGTTTATCTGTGACAGACTAATCAAGACGCTTGATACTTACATTGATACTGATATGTCAAGCGGTGATTTTAGAGCTGCAGGTCTTTCTGAAGACGCAGTTGTTATGGATGGTACATCACAGTTTTCTAACAAATCTCTAGGAAGAAAAGACAAAGCAATTCTTCTGCAATATGCAGATGCTACACTACATCAAGAAGTAAACCAGTATCTTAACGCTTGCTATCTTCATTACGTTGAACAGTATGGTTTTGTTGGACCAAAACTAATTAGTTTCGATCAAAAGATTCAACGAACAGAACCAGGCGGTGGTTATCATCATTGGCACTGTGAGAATAGTACATGGGAAATGGCACAAAGAACTCTCGTTTGGGCAATCTATTTGAACGATGACTTTGAAGCAGGGGAGACTGAGTTTTTGCATCAGCACAAGAGAATCACCCCCACTAGAGGCACAGTAACAATCTGGCCAGCAGCATGGCCATGGCAGCATCGTGGTAACCCACCTCTTAACGGCACTAAATATATTTTGACAGGATGGTACGTTAATTGCCCAGTATAAGATGTCTTCACCAAAAATCCAATTAAACACTCTCGATGGTTCACTGTGGTATAAGAACCGC